ATTCAAGTGTCCCGCCTTTCTAATCGATCTCCTCCATCGGATCACCAGCTTCTTCCACCACGTCCAGCGCGTCGTAGTACGCCTGTGCAAGGGCTTCAATCTCCGCGATGTCGTCTTCTGTCAGCAAGCCGCTGTCAAGATGGGTGTATGCCTTGTCCAGCCAATAGGCCACATCTCGCCCGGCGGCGATCTCGCGCTTGATGGAGCGCAGGGTCAGGTCATGTCTTGCTTTGCTTTTGATTGCCATATGCTTTTCCCCTCCTTTAGGTTGTAGTCATAGACGCAATCGCGTCCTCAAGATTTTTGATCGCGATGTTCACGTCTTTTTGATAATCCAGCTTTACCCCCGCGCCGTCTGCGGCTTGCACCACGGTGTTGGGCGCGTAGGTAGTCAGTGCTTTGTAGGCGGTAAGTTCGTCGGGGGTGAGCGGGGCTTCAACGGGGGTGGCAAGGATTGCGTTTTGTTCGGCAAGCGTTTTTGTGTTGTCGAAAGCCGCTTTATCAACCCTCTGCACCTTCACCCCTCTCTCCAAGTCGATCTCATCGCAAACCCACTGCTGACCTGTGCTGTCAGTGTAGTTGCCGCCGGACGTGACAGGGATACCGGGCAGGCCGTTGGGCGTGGGCAGGGTGAAGAGCTGTTCACGGTAGGGGGAGTAGGCGGTGGCGGTTGTGCCAAGCTCAAGCTGAACTTTTACGCCAGTGAGATTGTATGTTTGTCCTTCAGTGACAATAAAAACTATTCTGGTTGCCATATCAGACATTTTATCGGCGGTACCTAAAGAAAGAATAACTCCCCATGTTTCTGATACAAGTTTCGCTTTTGGAGATGTGATGCTAGATGATAAAATCACCACACCGGATGCAATAAATTGTGGGATGTCTAACTTGGCGTAGCCAGAACTAGTCGCCGTTCCTGAAATCGATATTAACCCATCTTTTGCAGTAACCGTTACACCTCTAGCGGTCCCTGACCCGTCAGGAATATTCAGCAGATTCCTCCCTGTCGCCTTCACCGCCACGCTCCCGCCGTCCCCCGCACTCACAATCGGCGCCGGGTTATCCGGGCTTGGTGTGCCGTCCTGCGTACTCCTGCCGTAGACAGTCAGCCCGCACAGCGGCGCGGAAAAAGCGTCAGAGACAGATACAGGATTGCCCGTTTCGGTGCCGATCAGGATATTCTGGCGCGCTTTGTCGGCCTTCTCAGCAACAGCCTTCTCGATTTCCGCCAGCCGCTTTCCCGTTGTGGCCGCGTCCGCCGCCGCGCCCTCCTGGGTCAGCGTCGCGTCGATGACGGCATCCTTGCCCGGTTCGCCTTTTGCGCCCCTGTCGCCCTTGTCCCCTTTTTCGCCCTTGGGTCCCTGCGGGCCAATCGGGCCTGTTTCACCCCTGTCTCCCTTCGGGCCGCGGAAGGATTCAAGCTTGACCTCCATGCTGCCTACATTTTGGGTCTCACATGTGCATGCAGGGCATCCGTTTGCTTCAAGCACGACAAAACATCCGGGCGGTTCAGGCGTGATCATTTCCCGATAACCCGTAATCTTTCCGTTGCTTTCCGTCACGTCCAGCGCAAACCGAATCGCATAGGTATATTCTCTGTGCCTTTTGGAGAGGTTCTCCGTATCCGTTCCGGAAAACATGAGCTTACAAACGCCGTCGTCATCCGGCGTGACCGTTTTGTTGATGACGATCCTGCCGTCCGGCATTTCCGCCACCATGAAAAACATCCGGTCTTGGCTCGTCGGTACATAGCCTGTTGGCACAATCGCCAACAAGCCCGTATCGCCTCGCGTAATGGTAATTTGGCCTTTCCTCGCATCAAACATAGTCGCCACCTCAGCCCATGTTCAGCGCTTCGCGGATGGCTTCCAGGTCGTCGGTCGTCAGTGCGGGATAATCCGCCGCGATATCTTCAAAGTTTTCACCGTTCCTGATTCGGATGCGGAAAGCCCGCACCATGATTTTCATTTTCAGCGTGTTCAAGGTCTTCATAAGTTTTAACCTCCAATCAAATCAGCCATCATCAAAATCAGATCGTCGTTTGCGGATTCCAGCGCGTCCGTGCGCTGCTCCACGTTGTTCACGCGCTCCTCAGTCGTCAGCGGCGGCGCGGGCAATGCGTCAAAGTCCGCGTCCATCTCGGCCTGTGTCCGCTGCGCAACCAGCCCATCGACGAGCTTGTAGCGGTACACGCTGCGCTCATCCGTGAGCGGCTTGAGCAGATAGTTGTTCTGCGCGTGCCGGTATCGGTCGCCCTCGCCCTCGTCAATCTGTGTCCAGCCGTCTCCGCTCACAAACGCGTCGCTGTTGATCGCCGTCACGCGCCCCGCTTCGTCGGTCAGCACCAGTACCTTGCAGCTCTCCGTGTCCAATGTCACCCCTCCTTTACAGGTCGGCAGAAATGTCAATGTCGCCCTGCGGCGTAATCAAACCCGTTTGGATACCCGTTATAGAAGTTACACACTTAACGATAGCGCGGTTTGTATTTGCGTTATGCACCGTAGCCGTTTCGGTTGTTGTTCCGTGAGAACTTCCCAGAGTGTAATAAAACTTCCCGCCGCCCGTTACGGTCGGCGCAATCCGCATCGTCTGAGTTAGTGCGATAAACGCGTAGGCCACGCCATTCGTGGCGTACCCGGCGAACGTTTCATTATTGGCCTTGATCTTCCGATAATACCGCAGGCATTCGGCCAGTTCCGCCGCGTATCCCTTCGGCACATACGGCGGCAGGGTCTCCGCCGTGTATTCGCCTTCGTAGAGTGCCGTACATTTAACCGTAATATCTGCATACGCGTCAAGGATGCAATACCAATAGGTTAGATTATCACCTTTGTTAAGGGACAGCCAGTATTTTCCGCCGGATGAAGCGTCACCGGTTAATTGTTCGCCGTCAAACACACCTGAGACGCAGAACACATTCCCCGATGCATCGTAGGCAGCGATTGTATAGCTTTGACCTTTTTTTATCCTTTCCAAGGGCACGCGCTGAAGAATGCGCAGGTTCTTTTCGGCAGTTGCCGGAAGACGGATACCGCTTGATGTCAGTTGAGCAGCTGTTTTTTCCGTGTCCGAAAGCCACCGATCAATCCAATACACCCACGATGCCTGTTTACTCGTTTCGCCTCGCTGATTGATCGGGTGGATAAAATCGCTGTTGTCCAGCAGGTTGTATACGCACGCGCCCGTGTCGCCCTGTGGCCCCTGCTCGCCCTTCGGCCCTTGCACTCCCTGTGGCCCCTGCTCGCCCTTCGGCCCTTGCGCTCCCTGTGGCCCCTGCTCACCCTTCGGCCCCTGCGCTCCCTGTGCCTGTACGCCCGTATCCAGTTTGCCGACAAACCAGTTGCCGTTCTCGCCGATGTACGGCGACGCGCCGGACGGCCCCGTCAGTTCCGCTTTCTGTTCCGGGGTCAGGTCGTCAAAGGTCAGGCTGAACGTCTCCTTCGCGCGTTCGATGTGAACGCGCATTGGCGCGCACTGTACGCAGCCCGTGCAGCATCTCTCGTTTTCCTTCATTTCATCCCTCCTTGAGTGCGTCCACAATGTCCATTCTCCCCGGCGCGCACGGCGTAATCACCTCGCGGCAGGCCGTCACCTTTCCCTTGGCGTCCACCGCCGCTTCCAGGGCAAACCGAATGTCCCAGACATAGCTTCCGGGTCTGAGCTGCGCCGTGTCCGCGCTGGCAAACTCGATCTTCACGCGCCCATCCGCCTCCGGCACAATCGTCTTTTCCATCACCGCGCGCCGCCCCGGCTTCTCCCGCACCGTGAAAACCGCCCGGTCTTCCGCCGTCGGCACATAGCCTTCTTCGTCCGGAATCACCGCCAGCAGCCCGGTGTCGCCCGCCGTCATCATGATCTGCATCCCGTTTACGCGAAACACGCCTTCATCCTCCTTGTAAAGACCCGCACGCCGTCCCGAATCAGGCCGCCCGCTTTCACCCCGTTCAGCCAGATTTCCGAGAGCTGCACGCCGTTGAAAAATACCGGCAGCAGGTCGTCCTGTGTCCCGCGCAGAATCGCAATGCCGCTTCCGCCCGCGGCCGCTTCGCCGCCCATGGTTCCTTCTTCATAACCGCCGCCCGGCC